TAAGAGCAAATTCTAACCTTGGGGTATTCGGTTTGGCTCCTGAGTCAACTGTAGCTCAAAGAGAGGCACAGGGTGTTTACGAGGTCATATACGATAATAGTAATCTAAGAAATTCAAGATATTATTGGAACGGTGCAGAGTCCATGGTATTTGCAAATAACGCTGTTACCGCAAGTTATGCACCAGCTACAGGAAAAGATGTAGACGATAAAGATGCAGTAGATTCAGATGGTAACAATGTTTTAGATCAAGATGGTAATCAAGTAATTATCGAAGGTTTAAAAACTATATTTAAAAAAGAAGTAAAGGCACAAGCTAAGGGTTTATTATCTTCAAGTGACTGGTACATAATTAGAAAAGCAGAAGATGCTGGATCCACTATACCAGCAGATATAGCTACGTATAGAGCAGCTATCAGAACCAAATCAGATGAGATGGAAACGGCTATAGATGGTGCAGCTGACGCGGCAGCCATGGAGACTTTATACACGTATACCAACACAGGAACGGAAGAGAGCCCTGTTATCACTAGACCTTTGGGCGAGTGGCCTAAACTTTAGTAGTCCTTAAAAATATTGCTTCTGTATAAAAACTGATATAGAACCTAAAAAGTAGGTTTTTTATGTTACAAAAGATAGGATTTCAACCAGGTATCAATAAACAAATAACTGACACGGGAGCAGAGGGTCAGTGGACAGACTGCGATAATGTCAGGTTTCGTTACGGTATTCCAGAAAAAATAGGTGGTTGGAAACAGTTAGGTGATGATGCTCTTACAGGAGCAGGCAGAGGACTACATCATTTTGTAAATAGTAAGGCTAGAAAGTATGCAATCATCGGTACAAATAGAATCCTATACGCATTCTCTGGTGGTGTATACTACGACATACATCCCATCAAAACGACGACAACGCTCACAAGTGCATTCACCACGACCAACGGATCACCCACTGTTACGATAACTTTTAGCGGTAATCATGGTATATCTGAACAGGACATTATATTGTTAGATAATTTTTCTACAATCACTAATTCTAATTTTGCAGCTGCAGATTTTAACGATAAAAAATTTATGGTGACAACAGTCCCTAACTCAACAACAATCACAATCACAATGCCCTCAAATGAATCGGGATCTGGTGCAACGACATCGGGTGGTGTCAGGGTGCAACACTATTATCCTGTAGGACCAGCGGTGCAGGCAAAAGGTTTTGGTTGGTCTCTTGGAACTTTTGGTGGTGAGGTTGCAGGAGAACCTACAACAACTTTATCTGGTGCGATAAATTCCTCAACGACAACCGGTATTATATTAGCAGACGTATCACAGTTTCCAGATTCAGGTACAAACTTTATAAAGATAGGAACAGAGGAGATATCCTACACAGGTATAAGCGCATCCAACGAGTTAACAGGTGTTACGAGAGAGGTTAGAGGAACAACCGCTGCATCTCATGGTGCCGGAGATACTGTGACTAGTACAACAAATTTTGTGGCATGGGGTGAGGCTGCATCAGGAGACTTGGTATTAGAACCTGGTATGTGGTCACTAGATAATTTTGGTGACAAGGCTATCTGTCTTATTCACGACAGCGCTGTATTCGAATGGAACTCTGCAGCAGCAGGGGCCGAGAACATCAGAGCAAGTATTATTACAGGTGCACCAACAGCATCAAGACACATGTTGGTATCCACACCGGATCGTCACTTGGTATTCTTTGGAACAGAGACAACTATCGGAGATACATCCACACAGGATGATATGTTTATAAGATTCTCTGATCAGGAAGATATAAACACATATACACCTACAGCAACCAACACAGCTGGTACACAGAGATTGGCCGACGGATCACAGATCAGAGGAGCAATTCGTGGTAGAGATTCGATTCTTGTCTGGACTGATACAGCTCTTTTCACCATGCGTTTTGTTGGTCAACCTTTTACCTTTGCCTTCTCACAGGTTGGTACAAACTGTGGACTTACAGGACAGAATGCATGTGTCGAAGTCGATGGTTCTGCATATTGGTTATCTGAAAATGGTTTCTTTAGATATGCTGGTAAATTAGAATCATTACCATGTCTTGTGGAGGACTTTGTATATAACGATATAAATCTAGAATCCGGTAATCAGATGATATCTGCCGGACTAAACAATCTTTTTGGTGAGGTCATGTGGTTCTATCCAACTTCCTCATCCTCTGTTGTAAACAGAATGGTTGC